ACCGCTTTCCTTGACCTTTTGCCGAGCAATATCGGCCTGATCGTCGCGTGTGTGATCATCGTCTGCAAGCTCGTCACCGTTACGGTGCGGCCACCTGCCAACGGTTCACGCTGGGAACTGCTCTATCGCGCCATCAGCACCGTCGCGCTCAATATCGGATGGGCCACCAATCGCTTCCAAGCCGGACGCCCCACCGACACACGCCCCCGGCCATGACCACGCCAGAGCGTCATTGCCGCGATGGGCCGGCCATTAGGCATCACCCAACACACCTCTTCATCCCTCAAAAATAGACCTGAGAATTAACATGACTGACGAAACAAAGAGTAAAAATAAAGAGTATTCTTTCTCTAATACGGTCGACAGTTCCACTATCGCCTCACTTTCGGAAAACGTACAAAGTTTAAAGGAAAAGTTCGCAAATTTATCAAGTGTATCGTTGCTGCACTTAGGGGTAATCAATGATCCTAATGGGGACTTTATTGATCAAAATAGCAAAGCCTATCAAAAAGCTCTCAATGACTGCGCGGGCAGTTATAAACTTATCCATCCTGCCAATCTTACAGTGGTTCTACACAACCTTAAAATTACGCAATCAAACACATATTGGGAGATGGAAGGAAATATTTACTTAGCTCCCAATGAAAATAAAAACATTGTCGACATCGGCAATGCCGGAGAAACTATCTCGTCTATTTCCATTACTGGTCGAGGGACTTTCTGGGGGAATAAACAGTACCAACAAGGTGGAGCTACAGCCGTATTAGGAGGTATATGCTCCAATACGCTCAGCCATATGAGTAACACGCCAGACAACCCGCAATCCCCCGGACTGATCAACAATCTTCTCGTTTCAGGAATTACCATCCGCGATACATTCAACTGGCCGATCTCTCTAGGTTACATCACCAATTGCCTCATCACAGAAACGACTTTGCTAAAAGGGGGTAACAGTCCACAATTTATCTGGTCAGCTGATAATTGCTGGTTTAACAATAATATCTCCCGCGGGCACACAGATGGTGGCTTTGTCTTCTACATGGGGTGCCGAAACTGCGGAGCAATTAATAATAGTGTTTATGAAAACAATGATGGCATCGGTGTCTACTGTGACACATCTACCCAACCTGGAAACAATAGAATCATTATTGACAATAACAATATCTATAATAATGCAGATAGTGGGATAGGCGTCACTACAATGACGCAAGACAATACAGAAATTATTCAGCGAAATATCTTAATCACTAATAATATACTCTCTAACAACAATACCAATGGACGGAATGGCGGCGGTTCTATTGGCATAGTAGGTGCTTATGGTGTGTACGTACATGGGAACTCTATTGAGAAAGATGGTTCAACGACTACGTCGGGTCACCCTATTTATGCAATTTATGTCTCTGATAACTGCCAACACGTTACCATTGATGCGAACACTATTGAGAACACAGGGTCAGCGACTAATCCTGGGACGGCAATATATCTTAACCAGCCTAGAGGCGCTGTTATTCGCAACAACATCATCGCCAACACTGAAGGTGCATCTGGCCCAACGCACAACGGTATTGCAGGAGCGGTTGGATCACAATCTACTATTGGCGGTAATATTTTCCTCTCAGAATTCACCGGAAGTGCCTTAGACCTCTCGTGGTCTACTGATACGGTTTTTTTAAGTCAGCCAGATGGACATGGCCAACTTCTGGACAACCTTACACGCACAACCGATCTTATTGTTTCTGGGGAATATAATTACAATGATCGGTATCTCAGCCACCGCATTGGAACAATGACATCTGATGCAAGCCTCTATTTACAAACAGCCCGACAACCATCGTCTGATAACGTCCATGGAAATATTGTTTTAAGTCAGGGGGGTATGTTTCGTGAGTTCTCGCTGGCCATGAATGGCTCCATCACAACACCTAACGGAGGCATTCTTTTAAGTGCTCTCAGCCCAACCGGCGCACCACTGCTTTTGCAGTCTTTCTCCGTAACTGCTGCTCATGGTGATTACGTTTCATTCCCTCAACCATTCACCAGTGACGCAGTAACTGTCATCGTTCCATCATTTTACAATGGAACTAATATGGTCATGGGCGGTGCTTTCAATACAACTCCACCTAATCGCGATGGTTTTACGTTGGGTAAGTTTTGGGTCGGGTTAGGTGGCTCTAACATAGACGTAGCAGGCCCTATCACTGTTCTCGCTATCGGAGAACTCTCTTCATAATCCCTAACAAATAAATATCTCATTATTCGTCTGATAAGGAACAATCATTATGACTAACGAAACAACGCCCATTACCGCTCTTGTCGAAGCTGGCGAAAACATCTTTGCCACCGTCACCAGTAAGAAAGGAGAAACGCAAGAGAAGATCGCTGACGGTGCGGCCCGCTTACTCGATGGCGTTCTGCCTACCGTGGAAAGCAAGGTCTCCTTTGATCTGGCCTCCGTATTAGCAGGCGCTACGAGTATTTTGTCCGGTATTGCCTTGGTGCTGGCAGGCTTGAAAAAGAAGAAGACCGAGGCCTCTGGTGCAACCGAAGCGGCCCCGGCCGCCACGCCTGCCATCAACGGCATAGGCTAACCCATATGGGAGAGCTTCGGCTCTCCCTGACATCTAGAGGGAATCAGTCGAGAATGGCTGAAATCTCTCACGAAACACATAAAAAAACAGAAAAGGGAAACATCCCATGAACCCCTATTTCGCAGGGGGCTTTATCCTTACGGTGCTCGGCTTCCTGACGGCTCTAATCGTCTATAGCAACCGGGCAGGCCGCAACAGCGCCCGCGTAAGCTCCGAACGCCAAGACGTGAGCGACGCCACACAATCAGCAGAAGCCGCGCAACGGATGCTCGAAGCCCGCACGAATGGCATACGCTCTGATAACGCGCTCATAGATACACTGGATAAGGGGACGTTCTGATGAAGCGTATCTTTTGTGCGATGGCTTTATGCACGTTAGTAAGCTGCGCCCCCACCCGCACCAAACCCCTCTGCCCGCCGTTGGTGCATTACACAACGCAGGAAGAGAAGAAGGCGGCGGACGAACTGCGCGCTCATCCCGACCTGCACGAGGTGCCAGCTATGATGCGCGACTATGGGAATGAGCGGCGGGAGATGCAAAGCATACATTAGCTAATACATGCTTCCATTCTTCGCGCCTGTCCGAGCAACACATGATACGACTTAAAAACGGCGATCTTTCTCTACGCCAAGAACTTCATCACGAACACCTCAGTCACTCCCTCAAATCTGTTTTACGTTTTGTCGAAAAAATGGCAGTTTCACGTTACCGACTTTTGGATGTTTTACTATAAAAAACGCCGATCAACTGCAATTCTCCAATTCCCGCCCGGACCTCCAGAGAATGTTCCCAGAAAGAACCAATATATCCCATAGACCGCAGAAAATAGAGTTTTTATGCTCTTTTTGTTGTCCCAGATCGTCTCATGATATGCCGTTGCATCCCCATAAAATGGGGGTATTTATAGGGGTATCGTTTTTCGGGATGGGGGTATCATGCTAACAGACATGGCGTTACGGCATGCTAAAGGCCAATGTAGGAAGACATAATAGATAGGATTAGGAGAGAACTGGGATGATACGGGATGGGGTGGGATAATGTTGAGAGTTTTCTGCCTTGTGTGGAAAATGCAAGGGGGTTAGATGGTCATCCATCCTTATTCAGCTGGGACATAATTTATATACCGGTTTTTGGAGATAGGGATGGATTTTAGACAGAATAGCAGAACATTCATCTAAGCGTTTAAATAGTGTTTGAAAGCGTTTTAAACGACGGTCAAAACTGCTTAGAGGTCAATATGGAAATGGCCCATTACTCTTCCAATGCCCCGCACAAACAGCATTTTACTATTAAGTAGCCATCATTTGACAGTTTATAACAACACGTCCGATAATACGCATTTGTGCCCCAGTATCTGCATTACCCCAGCACACATCATTCATCGGAACATCAAATGCTGGATATTGGGTATTATCACTAATAATCGTATAATTTTTCATATCTTTTAAACCGATTCTCTTTACATAAACAGCATCGTTAACCGTAATAACATAAATACCATGAGTAATAGGTCGTGGTGCTGTATCAACAATAAGACGATCATTAGGCCTTATGGTTGGAAGCATACTGTCCCCCTCCACACGGATCATAAATATCGAAGTTGGAACAAGGCCTAGAAAGCGATAAAAGAACTCTCGTGGAACAGGGATATACTCTACTTCTTCTGTTTGCGCTGCGATAAGCCCAAATCCTGCTGAAGCTTCTGTTGAAACAAAGGGAACATCAACGGTATCAAGAGCTTCTTTTTTATGGCGTTGCTCTGGAAGGCTATCCCCCCTGTCCCCTACGGCAAGCCACTCTAAAGAGACATCGCAGATCTCTGCTAGTTTAACTGCAGCATCCAGCTTCATAACACTACGACCAGAAATATAACCATTAAGCGTACCTAACGGGATGCCTGAGCGTGCAGACACTACATTATTCCCGCCAGCCTTCTGAACGACCGCACGCAACCTCTTTGAAGGATTTTCAATTTCAAACTTTTCCGATGAACTTTGAAATTCATCTTCATAGAGAGTTTTTTTCATATCTGATCTAAAAGCCCGAAATTCCAATGAAAACTAGGAGTTCTAAAACATTACAGATATTTTAAGTTTGTAATTAGAGAATTAAGTTTTCATTTTGGAACTTATGCTCTATCTCCGAGGTTAGAAGCCGGGAATAAGTTCCGACTTTGAAGGAAAAATGAAAGCCGGTTGCAGCCGGCTTAAAAATGAGACAAGCGATGAGTCATAAACGATCCGGGATGGATGTTGAAGACATCAAAGCTGAGTTACGGAAGAAATATGGCCCCCTCGTTCATATTTCACAACAACTCGGCCTGAGCCGAAATGCCATTAGTGCCACTTTGGGCGATCCTCAACATTCTGTAAAAACTGAAATACGCATTGCGGAACTTTTGGAAAAGTCTCCTTATGACGTATGGGGAAACGAACGCTTTAATGAAGATAATATTCCCATTAAGCGGTCTGTAAGGCGCTACTCAACTCAGACTATTCCTAAGCACCTCCGCAAGCGCGAGGTAGCGGCATAATGAAAACATTCGCCACTCTTCAAGAGATAGCCAACTTAGACCTTCCAAACGTGCCGGGGATGCGGGCTTTGCATGTGCGGGCCGAACGGAACAATTGGCTGCGCCCCGAATGGGAAGGCGTGTATTGGCGGCCTCGTTCGGGAGCTGGTGGGGGTGTTGAGTATTCCTACAAGCTTTTGCCGAAAGTGGCTCAGCTTGCGTGGGTGCAGCGGTTTTTGGACTGCTCAGACAGGCAGCCGGACGAAGCTGGGGATCATGGCCTCGCTTGGGAGCGTTATCACGAGGCTTCAGCGTCTCAGAAAGCTAAAGCCCTTGAGACACTCCGTATTATGGAGATGATTGAGCAGCTTTATCAGGCGGGTTGGTCGCTCCATGAGGCGCTCACCGCTTACAACACGGAACAGTGCGCAACGGTTGGGCGGACGACGGTGATGGGCTGGAAACGGACGATCCGCAACGTCCCGCGTGAGCATTGGCTGGCTTATCTGGTACCTAAACGCAAAGGCCCGAAAGCCTCTCATGCACAATGCTCTGAAGAGGCATGGGACTTTCTCAAGGCCGATTGGCTGCGGCCTGAGAAGCCGACAATCTCCGCATGTTATCGACGTCTGCAACAAGCGGCGGAAGAGCATGGCTGGACGTTCCCTTGTGAAAAGACACTTGCCCGTTGGTTGCATTCTCTTCCTATTGAGGTCGTGACGTTAGCCCGTGAAGGGCGTGACAAGGTGAAAGACCTAATCCCTGCTCAAGAGCGTGATCGCACGCATCTTCATGCACTGCAGGCCGTGAATGCGGACGGGCATAAATGGGATGTCCGCGTGCAATGGCCAGACGGCACGATTGGGCGGCCTATGATGGTGGCGTGGCAAGACCTTTATAGCGGGATGATCCTGTCATGGCGGGTGGATCGGTCTGAAAACACCGATGCGATTCAGCTCGCTCTTGGTGATCTTGTTGAAAAATACGGCATCCCTTCCCGCGCTTATCTCGATAATGGCCGCGCTTTTGCGTCCAAACGCATGACGGGCGGCACGAAAACGCGCTTTCGCTTCAAAGTGCGTGAGGGCGATGCCGCGGGTGTGATGACGATCCTCGGGATCGAAACGGTCTTTGTGACGCCCTATAGCGGGCAATCCAAGCCAATTGAGCGGGCCTTTCGGGATCTTGCCGGCGATCTGGCCAAGCATCCTGCTCTTGCTGGGGCTTATACGGGCAACAACCCGACCAACAAGCCCGCGAATTATGGCGACCGCGCTGTACCTTTGGCGGAGTTTTTGGCTGTCATCTCAGCGGGCATTGACGAGCATAATAACCGGACGGGACGGCGCACCGCTGTATGCAAAGGTGTGAAGAGCTTTCGGCAGGTTTTTGAAGAGAGTCTCGCTCACTGTGCCGTGCGCAAGCCAACCCAAGCGCAGCGGCATCTCTGGTTACGCGCTGCTGAGAACGTGATGGCCAGTAAACGTGACGGCTCGTTTCGGTTCCTTGGCAATCGCTACTGGGCGGAATTTCTGCATGAGCATATGGGCCAACCCCTGGTCGTGCGGTTTGATCCGCAAGAGCTGCATGCCCCCATGCATGTGTACAGCCTGAACGGGGGTTTTCTTGGCGACGCACCGGTTGTTGAGAAAACCGGCTTCGACAGCACAGCCGCTGCGGCTGTGAAAAAACGTGCTGAAAAGCAGCTCGCCAAGGCGGCCAAGATGAAGCTGGATGCTGAAAGCCGCCTCACCCCGTCTGAACTGGCCGCTCTGCTGCCTGATCACCCTGAAGATCACGAGGCTTTGATGGATCAGAAGGTCGTCACGCCCTTTAGGCCAAACGCTGCGGTGACGCAGAGCCGCCCTGCTCCCCTCCCTGAGACCGATGATGAGGATGATGACGGCACCACCGCTTCTATCCTCCACTTTATGCGCCGTAGTGCGTAACGGAGTCTGACCATGACATCCCACACTGATTTGATTACCACCATCAAAAACCATCAAGAGCGCCATGGCCTCTCGCAATCGCAGATTAGTCGCGAGAGTGGTATTCCCAAAGGCACATTGAACCAGTTTCTGGCGGGCAAATATAACGGCGATAATGATAAAGTCGCCCAGAAAGCGCAGCGTTGGGTGGAGACGAACACGACCCGCCACCAGCTCCACCAGAAGCTGCGACAAGCACCCGATTTTGTCATGCTGCCTTCCTGCGAACGCTGGATGAATGTCTTTGAATATGCGCAGATTGCCCAAGATATTGGCGTGATTACCGGCGCACCGGGCACGTCCAAAACCATGACGGCAGAGCATTACTGCACGCTGCATAGCAATGCGTGGCTGATCACGGCCGATAGCTCGCTCAAGACCCCTCATGCCATCTTGCGCGACATTGCTGAGACGGTGGATGCGCCAGTCAAAAACGGGTCACGCCTGATGAGCGGGCTGATTAAAAGGCTGCGTGGCACGCAGGGGCTGCTGATTATTGACGAAGCCCAGCACCTCACCACGGCAGCCCTCGACCAGCTCCGCGCACTCAATGATCGGGCTGAGATCGGCATTGCGTGGATTGGCAATGAGCCGTTGCGAGGACGCATCGAAGGGTTGGGACGTGAAGCCAGCTATGCTCAGATCTTCAGCCGTGTTGGCATGTGGAAAAGTCGGAAGAAGCCAACAAAAGGCGATCTTGACCATCTGCTCACACAATGGGGCGCGATGGACAATGATGTATCCAAGCTCGTGCGCTGGATTGGCAGCCAAGAGGGCGGCTTGCGTGAGCTGAACAAGACCCTGCGTTTTGCGTGGTTTATCGCCAGCCATGACGGGCGTGACAGCGTGCAGATCAGCGATATTGAAGCGGGGTGGAATGAGCGCCGCCCCCACCCGCTCCCTAAACGCGTGGAGGGCTGAGATCATGACTCAAACCGTTATGGAATGCCTCTCAAACGCGCTTGGCCCCTATGGAAATATGGACATCACGCGAGATGCCGTGATCGCGTTTTTGGAGCGTGAAGGAACGCCCAACCAATATGTCGGCACGCTTTTGTATCGCCTGGAAGGGAATGAACCGTCGGGTCAGCAGAAGGTCTGGTTTCATGTCCTGATACTGAACTTTCTCGACCAACTCCCCTCTACGCAAACGCTTGGCTCTGTTGTCGCAACTCTCAAAGAAGCCGCTGCTCCGCCCAGCTATGCCGACCAGCTTGAGACGCAAGCGCGGCGCTGTTGGGTGCCGGGGCGTAGGCGCCGCCTGAAAGAACAGGCTCGCAAGGCGCGGTTGTATGAGCGTGTGCGCGGATCACGCCTGTGCACCGCCTCATGAGCGGCCTTCTGACCGACCAATGCGTGCCCAAAGGGGCACCGCTTTTCGGACACTATGAGATTTTTGGACACGATATGATGATTGAGATGAACAAGCAAAGCCGCCTCGCCAAAGCATCTGAAACGGGTCGGATGATCCGAACCTTGAGTGGTCGTGAAAAGCCGGTCGAGAGCTTCCGCCCCCGTGATGTGTTAATCCATGATTGGGTGTGTGAACGTGTGGAAAGTGCCCGCCGCTTGCAAGCCATGATGGCGGAGGCCAAGCACCACGACTTTACCGACTTTGACGCGCTCTGCGACCTGCTGATGGAGCAGTATGGCGCGCGCCTTGGTGGCACGCGCGGCGGGGCCGAGCTGGAGAGTCTGGATCGGCTCTTTAAAGTGCAGATTACGACGACCGACCAAAAGACCGTCACGCCCGCCATTATGGCTGCTGAGGAGCTGGTGCGGGAGGTGATGGACGACCTCATGGATGGGGCCAGCGCTGACCTGCGCCAGATTGTGGATCGTGCCTTTGTGCGCAATCACAAGACCGGCCAAATCTCGACAGCCCGCATTGTCAGCCTGGTGGCGCTGGAGATTGAGCATCCGCGCTGGCCTGTGGCCCAACGTGCGCTACGCGATGCCATCGAGAGTGGCGGTCAGCGGCGCTATATGCGCTTTTACGCACACAACGATGCGCGGGAGCCATGGACGCTCATCGATCTCAACTATTCATCCTTGGAGGCGTGAGATCATGGCTGAGTTTAGAAACAACACGCGGCGTTGTAATGATATTTTGAAGGAATACGCTTCTTTTGTCCAAGTGATCGCCAATAACCTTCTTCAGTTTTCTGTGCAAAAGAATGAAAGTAAGGTTTCAACGCGGCACGTTGTCGGGCCTTCAGACCTGCATCGGCAACGTCATTACTTACAATCACCCTGAATTCTCTGAAGAAAAGACAATGAGGATTGCAAAGCATCTGCATCGAGGCCTCAACGTTAGAGATCTCCTCGGGGGCCGATCATAACAAATGCTCAAGAGCCTTTATATCTGCACAATATCTGCACATGCTTGTCGAAGGGTGCTTTCAGCAGGCCGATAATTACCTAATTGCTGCCAAAGAAAACGGTGAAAATACGACTTTTTAGCATGGCCTTATAACAGCCACGATCACCACAGTCATCAAAATGACCGCTCTTATTGATCCGCACCTCACTCAGAGCTAGTGCGCGGTCATTTATAAGGTCATTGTTTATCGGTTTTTAGATGATCCGACCTTCGCGACTATTCTGAGAGAGGTTCCTCGTCATAGCTGACCTAAAACCGTGCTTATCATCGGGCGCAAAGCCCCGTGTCAGGATGGCGTGGGATTACTTTCTCGACGCTTCCGCCTTTGAAGAGGGACCGTTCATCGTTCATGCCCCGACACAGGACGTCGCTCACCAACAAGCTCTAAATCAGGCTTTTAAGGAATGGGTCACTCTTTGTTTTATAGGACAAGCGCATCCGGGGGTGCGCTTTTCTTTTGTACTCTGCTTCTCTTCCCGGTATTATAGCCCTCTTGCGGAGGTCAATGAGGATTGAGGTATGGGACATATGACACTAATAGTGCCCGTTCCGGTGGAAATTAGGTTTTTAGCAGACGTTGTGGGGGAAGCGACCAGCTTCGCTTTTATCGAAGCCCATGCGGGACAGAAGCTGTGGGTGCCACGTGTGCGGGTGGATAATTCTCATCTTGCGCGCTCTTGGGGAGTAGACGCGGCGCACTGTCTGTCCGAGCATTTCGGAGGCGACCAATATCAAGTACCGATGCTGAAAGTCTGGCGGGTGCGCAGGCTCGCGCTAATGGGCTATTCTCACAATGATATTGTCGTGCGCGTGGGAGTGAGCCGCGCGATGATCCATTCTGTGCTCTATAGTCTTCAAGATGCTGTGCGAGCCGCGCGTATTGTGCCTGATGAGCGGCAATTGAGCCTTTTTTAACCGGCTCGAAGCACGGTTTTAAGCTTATTTGAACGGTGCTGTAGCGTTTCGGGGTATAGGGTTGAGGCCTGATCGTATGGCGGGTTCTTTCGTAGAGTGACCCTATGAAAAAGAACCTGTCCGCAACCCTGTCTTTCACCCTTGCCTATGAAGGGGGGTATTCCTCTAACCGCGCCGACCCCGGAAACTGGACAGGCGGCCGTGTAGGGTCTGGTCAGCTGGCTGGGACTAAATATGGTATTTCTGCTCCACTTGTGACGCGTACAGAGGGGCTATGTGTCAACGCCCAGAAGATGCGCCTGCTGTCAGAAGACGACTTCCGCCGGCTCGCCGTGCGGTATTTTTGGCAGCCGATGGGCTGTGACTGCCTGCCCTCGGGGCTAGACCTAATGGTGTTTGACCACGGCTTTAACGTGGGGGCAAAAACCTCCATCAGCCTGCTGCAAACCATTGTGGGGGTTGAGCGCGACGGCATCATGGGCCCTCAGACGATCGACGCTCTTGCAAGCACGAAGCTAGGCTTTGTGGCACATTTTGTCTCTCAAACGACGCTTGCCGCCCTACAAAAAGAGATGGGCATTCCCGCAACGGGCATGGTGGACCAGACGACCATCACCATGCTGGACGAAACCGGGCGACGGCGCGCGCTTTTCTGCCACGCACTCAGTGCGCTCCAGCTTGGCAATTATCGCTCTAAAAAGGGCTTCCCTATTTTTGGTGAAGGCTGGCTGGCCCGTGCGCGCGCTCGACGGGATCAAGCCTTGGATTTGGCAGCGGATAAAGCGCCGCTGGCCTGACAGGTTCTTGTGATTCTTCCCCTGATCGGGCGCGATTATGGGGCTTGCCGATGGCGCAGACGCAGCGCGTGAAAGAGAACTGTTATGACCTTCTCCAATGTCCTAACCAAAGTCGCTCCCCTCCTCTCCTCCATCCTCGAACCTGCTTTTGGTGGCTTGTTCCATAAATATGGCGCGGTGGCAGAAACAGCCGTTCGTTCGGCCATTACGAAGTCTGACAATGGGCTGAACGCACTTGTGGCGGTGTATCGTCATTATGACGAGACTCACCCGCTGGTACAGACCGCCATCAGTGAAGCGCAGAGCTTGCTGAAGATGGCAGGCCTCAACGCTCCTGATGCGGATGGACTAGCGATGCATATTCGTGCGGCCATTCATGATCTGGCTTCAGCCTTTGTGTCATTAGAGGGTTCTCAGGCCGCTGCGCCTGTTCTGGCAGAAACGCAGAATGTCGCCTAAGCGATGAGCCTGTGGGTGGAGCTGGTGAGTGCGATGTTGGCGGGTGGAGCGCTGGTGTTTGGCTTGCTGACAGTGCCGCTGCTGTGCTGGCTCCATCGGCTCTCTTTGCAGATGACAGTTCAAGCACAAGAGATGGTGCATCTACGGAAAACATTAGACGCGATCACGCGGATTATGATGGAGGCCGAACATGGATGAGTCATTGCGTAGGCTATGCCTTGGCCTAATTGTGGGCGTGATTGCTTTCAATGTGGGGCTATTTATTGGCGTGCGCTGGGAAGCGATGGGCACCCTGCACATCTGTGGCACTATTACTACAGGAGGGACGCTATGAGTTTTCCGCACAAAATTGCTGAGGAGCGCCGCTGGCGGGTGTTGGACTTTCTGGAGATGGCACCGTGCCATTCACTGAATGACGACATAATCCGAACGATGTTTCGTGAGGCCGGTTTCCCCATTGATGTAGTCTCTTTGGACGATGATCTCGACCATTTGGAGCGCTATGATTGCGTGATGATCACACGCTATCGGCTAGACCATGGGCGTTATCTCAGCGTGGTTAAGCTGACTATTGAAGGCCAGCAGACATGGCAGTGTGAACGGCGCATACCGGGCGTAGTTGCACGGAGGCCGCTATAAGGTGGCACGGCACTTTAAGATTGGGGAGTTGTATGACAACGGCCACACCATTAATGAGATTATGGCAGCGCTTGGGCTGTGCGTTGGTCGCTCGTCTGTGGGTCGATACGTCAAACAACGCGATAAATTGGCAAAAATTGTACGCAGCTCACGCGAAGTATCTGATTCTATCGTCCGTGATCAGGATACAGGAGAGCTAAGCCGTGATGGAGCTGCCGCCCTAAAAGCAGCCCAAAGGGCCCCGCCCAGCTTGTCGATGCCCTGCATTCGCTCTCTCGTGCGAACCAGCTGGATGTGGACGCACATGCCGATCTTGAAAACAAAGCCCGCCAAAAAGCTGAGCGTGAGGTTAAGAAAGCCGTCACACAAGCGGCCCGCAAGCAAAGTCTTTCAACTGAAACCGCCGCCGCTCTGATGGTCAAGTCCTTTGGGTTACGCTCATGATACAGCCCGTCTTCTTTCCCTATCAGGCGACCTTGATCGGAACTGTACGGGCTCATCAGATTGTACTGGTGGAGAAGTCCCGCTGCACGGGCAGCTCTTGGCCAGCCTCTTTGATTGCCGATTTAAAGGCAGTCACGTCCAAAAGTGACGGGGGTTCTGATGTCCTTAATATTGGCTACAACGTGAAGATGGTGCGCAAGTGGATTGATTACTGCACGGACCATACCAAAGCCATGCAGCAGGCTATATCGCACGCGTGCCAGAGAGCTTCTGTCGCGACCCAGACAAAGAAGAAGCCGATATTAAGCTCTTCCCTCTTGCCCGCGTGTCTTGCGTGGGATGCAGGGGCTCGTCTTCATTGATGAAGCAGTCTCCATGACACGCTCAACGAGCTTTTAAGAGCAGCAATGACGCTGCTGATATGGGGTAGAAGATGCTTGGGATCAAGACGCGATCAGGCCGGAAGCTCCATTACCTACTGCCTTGCATGATGGGCTATATCGCAAAATCTACGAGCAAACCGGGGCCTGTTGGAATGTCGAGAGAGAACGAGCAAGAAAAGCACGACCAGATGGGGGCTCATGCTGATGTCTTCGGCCTTATTGGAAAGATGATTTTCTAATGAACATAAAAGCGATCTGCACGGCGATGTTAGCAACGCTATTCGTCGGGATGGCGGCCACTATCTTACGTCTGACATGGAAGGCATCCAAAGAGAGCACGGCTCGGCAACAGCGCAATGATGCACGCTCAGTTTCGGCTTTGCAGGCTAAAGCCGCCCAAGCAGCGACGGATAGCTGCAACAGCGAGACCCAACTTGAGGAAGCATTCAATCATGGCACATTTTAAGATGACGAAAGGTTGGATTGGAGCGCCCCTCAAAGAAGTTCTGCACCGAGCAGGGTTGGCCATACGCCGGATCGTGCAGTTGGCAGTCGCAACCATTGGGCTAGCGGGCTTGGCGGGATGTGGGACGCCCCAGATCAAGGGATTATGTCCAGCTTATGTGCATTATTCCAAGCAAGACGATCAGACCATTCTAACTGAGTTGCGCACAACAGAAGCGGCAGGCCAGAGCATGCCCACAATATACCGTTACCTCCGCGATTATGGTAAACAACGCGCAGCTTTGCGGGTGATCTGCGCGGGAAACTCGAGATAACGCTTCTGGGTCAATATGAGCGGCCCGTTCCGCCCCGCCCCATGCACAGACCTCCACCATATGGGCGCGTCTGTCGCAGGCCGGCACCCACCCCACTTCCACGCTCAAGCGGTTCTCTTTCATGGTTGAAGCGTTGATACGCTCGGCGACAGAAGGAAATAGCCGAGATTGGCATGTCTTTTGTGAGATGATGGAAGAGCACGACCGGCATGATCTCGGCGTGTTGAGCACGCACAAACGCTGTTATCAGCAAAAATCCTGATAAAACCAGACCCATCATCCTGAACTGATGCCAGCAGACCATACGACTCTAGCACAAATTCTTACTGATCCTGATTACGCTCTCCTATCCAATGCAGATGCAACCAATGGAAAGGGAAAATGTATGATCAAAGATTAGAAGCTTTCTTTGAGGGGTCAAAGACATTGAATGGAATGCGTGAAGCCTTTTTTGCGACAGCTTATCTTTCTCTTCTTAGTGCCTATGGCTATCGGGTCGCCTTGCCTTCACCGAAGATGGCAATATATCCCGTTTCCAGTTTCTTAATCCTCAAAAACGTCTCTTACGGCAATTGCCCTTTATGTCGAATACTATCCTAGGGTTCGACTATGAAGATTGAAAAAAAGCCACTGCGTTACCGTTGTCCCGCCCCTTGGATTTAGTCATTAATTCGTCATTAATCATTTCCCCACGTAAGAAAATTTTACGTCCAGTTTTTGATGCTTATTTCGCTTAGGAAGACCATTTCGCACAATGCGGAATGTTCCCAAATCACTAACTAAATTTTCAAACGCTCATCGAACGATTTCAAACGGGGCTACGCGCGTTTTACTAGGCTGCTCGGGTAGAGGATTGCCGAGCAGCTTTTTTTAAGTGCTGTGCAGGCTTTTATGAGGGTGATCTATTTTACCTTCTCAACGCGGTTTCGGGGTATCAACCGAAGCCATGATACTACGTGGCACACTCTGTCATAGTCACTCCCATGAGCGAGATGACACAGATGCCGTTGCCGAGCGACGGTGCCCACCTTCCTGACTGGATCCATCTACTCCCGCTGGGAACCTTCCCCGCTGTAGGGAGGACGAAGACACTGCGTACTGGGATGATGGCGGTTTCTTATCTGAAAGCGACAGACGCAGCTTTGGGCCTGACGACGGATAGCCTGAAAACGGGAGGGCTCCACTAATGGCGCTCAAGCAAGACCGCGCAGTTGAGGAAAAACTCGTTCCCCATGCCCCTGAGTTCGGACATCGCGTGGCGAAAGGCTTTCGGGTCTATCGCGGCTCACTTGTCGCAGTGTGTGCGGACGGCACGATTGTGCCCGCTGGGGTAACTGACACGCCATCGGCCCCAGTCGCCATTGTGGGGCTCGCGCGGCAATTTAAGGATCATTCGGCAGCAGGCTCCATGTTCAATGGCGACAGGGTGGGCACTCACCCGATCTGGGTCAAGAAAGGCTGTTACGCGCTGCCGTTTGATACCGCGCCAAGCTGGGCCAATGTGGGCCAGCCTGTCTATGCCATCGATGACGAAACCGTGAGCCTCTCAGCTAGAAGCGGGACGGTTGCCGCAGCAGCAGACGCGGCCCCGTTTGGTAGCACGATCTCTTCTGACGCCCCTGCCTCCATGCCTTCCTCCACAGCTCGCCTATCTGTCGGAACGCTTGCCGGGTTTGAGGTGGACGGCACTCCTTATGTTCTTATTGTCTGAAAGGGCTTCCTGATGGACATGAATATTGGCTCGATAAAGGCGCTGACACCAGCCAAGGCTGGACAGAAAGCCGCCATGGCGTGGCTGCATAATGTTGTGTCCGGCAAAGTCACGTTCGACAAAGAGGCGGTGGTGGATCAGAGCGACGATTGGTCACGCTATCAATCACGCATGGCATTCCATCGCAAAGAAGGGTCGATTGTATGAGTGACCCGATTACACCGGCGGGCTACCCATCAGCCATTCTAAAAGGTGATGTGGTGGGTCGTGCGCTGACCGGCGTGCAGGATCGACTTAAAGCGCTGTTTCCTGACACGATGTTTCGTCATGTCCTCCTTCCACCCCATGCCACACGACAGACCTGGGAGACGATGACCCGCGATGCCCCCTGTGTCGCCGTGGGGGTCGGACGTTGGAAAGCAAGCAGACGGGCGAGCAGGCGAGCGAACAATCGTTTTATTGGCACGCTAAGTTTTCCACTGGCGATCTTTCAATCATTAGAGCAACCCGAAGACCTTTACCTCGGCACGGATACCCTGAGCGAGATCGGGGTTGCGGGTCTGATGGCGGCCATTGCGGGAGGGTTGAATGGTTGGACTTTACCGGGCGTTGGATCCTGCCGCGTGGCCACTATCAAGACGTCAGCCAAGGCAGAATGGTGTGACGACCATTCGGTCGTCGTAACAGCGAAGCTGATGTTTAAGGGTGTCACACTCGACAATATTGAGGCTCTGGCGGCGCTGGAGGATTTTGTGGCCGGACAGGAGGCCATTCTTATGAAAAAGGAGAGCAGAAATGCATGAAAAACACGTCCTTTTGACCGTGCGAACGGCAGAAGGTCGCCGGATCGTCACGCCAACAGGAAGCGCTGTGCCAACCGCAGGCTTTCAGGTTGATCCACGCGACCCCTGGTGGGCTCGAGCCCTAGCAAGCGGAGACATTGTGGAAATGAACGCTGATGAACGCGCCCAGATCCAGATGAGGGCGGATGCCTCAGCCTCAAAAGCTGCTGAAGTCTTATCAAAGCCCGTTGCTGCTAACCAGAGCGAGGCAGCCATGCCAAGCTCTAGCGGAACAGTACGTTCTGAGGAGAAAAACTAATGGATTTTGAACAAATTCCCGGAACCCTTCATGTGCCGGGTTCTTACACCGAGATCCGCGATGTGCCCGCTCCCGGTACCCTGACAGGCATGCCATTGCGGCCCCTGATTGTGGGACAGACCGAAAATGCAGCACTGGCCGGTCAGCTTTATCGCAACGTGACCGTTGGGCAGATTGAGACGCTCTTTGGCAGTGGCTCCATCATCGCACAGGCTGTGCGTGGGTTCACCACAGAACAACCCTCCCTCAGTGTAGATATCGTTACAGTAGCGTTGCCCAAAGAGGCTACCCCGGCCAGCGGGTCTCTCGCCTTTTCGGGAGCTCCACAGCAGACAGGCACCGCCGCTGTGAGGCTCGCTGGACAGCGCGTGAGCTGGTCGGTGCAAAGCAGCGACACCCCTCAACTGATCGCGACCAACCTGCTGGCTGCGATCAAGGCCAGTACGCTTTCTCAGCAGACCGGGCTGACCGCCGCTCTAGGCAAAGATGGGGCGTCTGTTGTGCTGACCGCTGGTGAAAGCGGCGCTGTCACTAATGACATCGATATCCGCGCCTCTTCTGCGCTGTCTGATCAGGTGCCGGGGGTAACCATCACTGTCTCTCCAATGAGTGGTGGCACGGGCACGCCTGACGTGACACCGGCAATCACCGCCCTTGGTGACCTTTGGTACACCGATGTGGTCCTGCTGCAAAATGACCAAGAAGCTATCTCTGCCTTTGTTGGTGAAGCAAAACGCCGTGGTAACGCCATGGTGGCAAAGGATATGCGGGTCTGTGTAGGGCTGCGCGCAACGCTTGGGCAGGCTTTGGCCTTCCAGCAGAACGTTGAAACAGCCGAAGAGTTGGTGCTCTTTGCGTGGGAAAACCCCCATGCCTCAACATGGCAGATGGCCGCCTCTTTGGGCGCGGTCATGGCGCAAAGCCTTAACAGCGATCCCGCCCGCCAGCTTCGTGGGTTGCCGCTGACGACCCTCACGGGGCTTGGGCCCGACCACGCAGACGATTTTACCCTCTCACAGCGTAACGTGTTGCTGGGTAATGGTTGTTCTACCGTGATCGTCAATGATGATGGCACCGTCACACTGCAACGTGTCATCACAACTCGCACGCAACAGCCTGACACCAGCACACCTTCTGGTGTGTGGGATGTCATGATCCCCGCCATTGGGGCACGGGTGCGCTTTGAGTGGAACACCACCATTGAGGCCCATTATGCCCGCGCTAAGCTCGCTGATGATGGCTCTCCGCTGGCGAACCAAGACGGAGTTGTCACACCACGAACGCTGAAAGCCTCATGGGTGGCTCAATGCACGCTCTATGAGATGCAGGGTTGGATTGATGATGTCGCGACCACGGGGCCGCAGGCCGTGTTTGAGCGCGACGCGAGCGACCGTAGCCGCGTCAATAGCACACTTCCCATCAAACCGATCGGCAGCCTGATGGTCTTGGCTAATATCTTAACAATGGAGGTCTGAACATGGCCCAAACACTTGGCATTATCCGTCTCTTTTGGCGGGGTAAGCAATATGACGTGGTCAAAGGTGTGAAGTTCCGCATTCCAGGGATCAAGAACGACAACGTCAATGGTAATTTCCGCGCCCTTCGTTCCACGCAATATCAGGTCGGCGAGGTTCAGGCGACCATCATCCCAACGGTGGATACCTCCCCAACAGAGTTTTCTCCTTCCTTGGGCGAAGATGAACTTCAGCTGCAAGCCGATACCGGCAAGAGCTGGGCGATCGCTGATGCCTACGTCATGGACCAGCCCGAATTTTCCGATGACGGGAAAGCGCAAGTCAAATGGTCCTTTAACACCTATCAGGAGATTTCATCATGACCTCTTCTTTGCCTCATGGTGCCACACTGCAAGACGATGGCACGGTACATTACACGCTGCTACGCCCTATCTCCATTGAGACGACCACCAAAGATGGCCCTTCTCAGATCACTCTGGCGGAGCTGACATTCCGTGAACCCACAGCCGGGGATCTTATTGATTCCGGTCTCAACGGCAGCAATAGCGCCGCCGCGGGGCTTGCGCTCTTGGGAACCCTTACCGGCCATGTCGGCCCTGTGGGTGATAAACTGCTACGGGCGATGAATGCGCGCGATTATATCGCTAGCCAAAAGGTTGTTGCGGCTTTTTTCGACGATGGCCAGAAGGCTGGCCAATAAGGTTGGCCGCCTTGGCTAACACCCTCCGCTTTGGGCGCGCTGAGTTGCGCGCCCTCACCCTTGCTGAGCTCGCTTTTTGGACGCAGGCGCAATGCGACTATAGCGCCGAGATGGACCATCAGCAGAGCCTCATCTCCTAACAAAAGGGGCGCTTTATGAGCGAACTTGCGACACAATTTGAGCTCGAACAGCTCGACCAAATGAGCGCCCCTCTGCGGGACGTTTGTGAACGCCTAGACGATTTAAACGGACTTTTAGAGCAGGTTCACCAAACCCTCGACAGCGCTACCGCCGCATTGGGCACTTATGAGAGTTTTACTTCGAGCGCCACACAGTCAACGAGCGCATTAAACGTTGCCCAACAAGAGCTTGCCAGCACGAATCAGAACGTCTCTGCAACTGTTGATACGACGACAGAACATCTCGGCTATCTCGCCTCCATTCTTGTAAGCACGACAACGGCTGCAACGGGAGGCAGTGCCGCCTTGCAGGCCGTTGCCAACAACGCTAAAGGCGCAACGGAAGCCCTCACCTCCCTAACAGAAAAGGCCGCCCTGCTGACGACAGCGCTCCTCAATGCGACAGAGGCGGCAAACGGGCTTAAAGACAGCTTTTCTCACGTTACAAATATCAGCCCTGCTGGAAAGGTTCAGCAGTTCAACGGTTCTCTGATAGAGATGAACAGCACCGCCCAACAAAGCCTTGGGACGCTGGGCCGTTTGCGTGACGCCATGAATAACGTCATCAAGAACGATACGATCAAGAACAACTGGGCCACAGCACAAAGCCGAGCGGCCAAAGTGCCCGCATATTTAGGAACACTCACCTCTCCTATCGAACGGTCTGCCGATTTCGAAGACAACCTCACTCAAATCGCTCTTAACCTGAACAAACATGGTCCAGATCTCACCAATTTTGTTGATCAAGAGCGCATTTTCGTCAATCAGCTCGCCCGCCAAACCTCCCAACCCGGCACGGCCTTAACCAGCAGTGAGCGTTCTCTATCGGCTGCTGGCTTCCAAAGCGATCAGATTCATCATGTTCTCCCAACCATCGCCACCATTGCACAAGCTTCCAAGATAGATAGCAACAGCCTGGCGGGGGTAGCAGCCCTGCTTCGTGGAAAGCTCGGTATTTCGGACCCCAATGCCATTAATGGAGCTTTGTCTTCTCTCGCGGTTGTCAGCAGACAAAACCATATTCCAACGTCTGACCTTATCGCAGTTCTTCCCCGACTTGCCTCTGAAGCCGTCAATAGCGGCCTGAAAGGGCGCGGTGCCTTTGATGATATTCTCGCAACGCTCTCTATGGCCCGCCAATCGACGGCCTCTATCCCGCAAGCAGCTTTCTCGACACAGCAGTTTTTGAAAGGGATTAACAGCCCTGCCTTTGCCGATGCGATGAAAAAGCAAGGTGTCGATGTGTCGACCTTGCAAAGCACTGCACGTGCTCAGCACCAAGACCCTATTTTGGCCGTGCTAGACGCTATGCGTAAGGTGAGTGTCCAAGCTCATGGCGGCTTTCGCCCAGATATTCTGAACAGCCTTTTCCCCAATAAAGAAACACAGCTCCTTGTAAAGGATTTGCTCTCACACAGTCATGACTTCCAAAATATTCGTGCCGCTTCCCAGAAAGATAATCGTTCAGCGTTAAACGCTGATTTCCAAGCAACACAGAACGATCCTAAAACAGAACTACAAAAATTTCATGAGGCGCTTGACCAGCTCATGCGCCGTATTGGCGATGATCTCACACCCATTCTCCATGACATCACCAGCGGTATTAATACCGTTAATGTGGCGCTGGAATGGATGGATAAGACCATGCCCGGTGTCTCAGGCGCACTAATCGAAGGTATTGGGGGCTTTATGGGCCTCATTGCAGCCATATCCGCTGTGGGCGCTGTGATCGCAGCTGTGTCGTCTGGGCTCGCCTTCCTGAGTGCTGCCATGGAGGTGGTCGGGGCTGTCATTGCCGCCATTGGGTGGCCAGTAACGCTCGTGATTGCTGGCATCGCAGCGGTAGGTGTCGCGCTCTATGAGCTGTGGGCACATTGGGGAACGGTCAAGGCGTGGCTGATCTCGGCAGGTCATACGGTCGGGCAGGCTATCCAAAAGATTGGCGCGCCTCTGGGGCTGATCCTCGGCCCTATTGGCGCTGTTGGGGTTGCCCTCTATGAGTTGTGGAAACATTGGGACACCGCCAAGGCATGGCTTAATAAAGCAGGCATAGCGACCGTTGAGTTCATCAATAAGATCTGCAATGGCATTCCCGATGCGTTCCATCGCATTGTCGAGAGCATCAAGGGTGTCTTTACCCATCTGCCGGGCTTTTTGTCTCAAATAGGAGAGGCATTCCAGTATCATATCCCCAAAGCCAACTCTGCGCTATTGGGCTCTGACGGGCGCTATAAGCCGCTTGTCAGTCCTGAGGAACAATGGAAGCGTGATTGGGCCGCTCATCCTATGCCCATGGCCCGCCGCACGCCTCCACCTCTGCCGCCCCAACGTCATGAAAGCCATATTCGCTTAGATGTACACAATGATCAGGGACTGAAAACCAAGGCCCGCCATATCAGCGGGCCTCCGCTGCAGGTCCATCATCACGGCGGTCCGAATTCTATGATGGGGAGGCCATAATGAGAACCTTCTCCTTTGAGTGTGACACTCTTGCAGCCCCTACACGCTCCCCACGCATGCCTTTTCCAACCAACACGAGCCTCAGCAACCATGCGCAGGCTGGGCATGATGATGGAAGCCTGAACATGGCGGGTCTGTTCCTTGGGCTCAATAGACCTATGGCCCAAGCGACGTCCTTCATAACACAGCTCTTTTACGGGCAGGGTCTGAACGCCTCCCAAAGCCGTGGCTCGGAGCGTTCCTTACACGCAATGAGGAGGCCGTAACATGGCGGATTTATCTTTTGGCTTGAGCGGCCTTGCCGGGCCTGAACTCTCCGCTCTCGGTGGCGGCATGGCCGGCGGGCTGCTTAGTCGCTTCGCCAACTATGCCTCTCTTGGCGGCGTCTCCTTTGCCGTTATTGATTCCCGCGAAGAGATTGGGCGACGGATAAACCGCGTGCTCTTCCCCGACCTCCCGACGAGCAAGCAGGTCTTTCAGGATTTTGGCGCGATTGATACGCCGATCACCATCAGCGGCCTCATTGTGGGCGATGATTATGTCATCCGCGCACAGCGTATGCGCAAAGCGCTGGCCAAACCGGGCAAGATGACGCTGCTCCATCCATGGTGGGGACGGCTGAAGGTCCGCCTCGTTCAGCCCGCGCAGATTAGCTTTAACGAACGCCAAATCCGTGTCGCCCATTTCCAAGCCGTTGTGGTGCGCGACCCTGATCCACCCGCCAAGAAAGGCTTTTTCGGCTCGCTCATTGATACCGTCAGTGATGTGCTTTCCGAAGCGGATGGCCTGATGGATGAGGCCCAAGAAGCCGTTGCGGGCGTGCTCTCAGCGGTGTCTCTCCCCTTGGCGTTGGTCAATGCGGTGTCCTCGCTGATCTCTGAAGGGTCGGGGATCTGGGATGGGCTGACCGCACGCTCGCCCGAGCCGATTAAGGCCGCGATGACGGCCCCGCAGGCCCTGATGAGCACCGCCCTTGTCCCGCCTCAACGCAATACAGACCAGAGCTATGCCCATGCGGTCTCAGCGGCGCTGATCGCCGTGCCCGCCTCCTTAGTGGGCTGTGTCAGCACGGAAGAGAGCAGCGTGATCGCGCCTGTGTCTGAAGGAACAGACCGTGACGGCACCACCGACAATGAGCCCGTCACGGGACAGCAGATCGCGTCTCTTCTCCTTGCTGGGTCTGAACAGATTGGACAGCTCGCCGATCGTCTCAGTCAAAGCAACCCCGACCCGTCCGCTGTGCTCTGTCTGGGCGTGGCCGCGCGAGCGGTGCTTGTCAGTCAGCTGGCCTCAGCATGGACGGCCTGCGTCTTTGTCAGCAATGAAGACGCTCAAGCCTTGCTCACCGCCATAACCGACGCCATTGATGCGCTGCAAACGGATGTCGTGGCCGCTAGTGGCGGGCACACACGCGTGGCCTTACAGCCGCTTTTTACCCGGCTTCAGAAACTGCGCTGTGCGTTTATCAATGATGCCTCCGCGCAGATTGGCTCGCTGCCCACGGTCGTTGATGTGCCCGTAGCCGCGCCACGGTCGCTCTGGGCGCTGTGCTACGCGTTGCAAGGCGATGATGTGCGCGCTGTTCAGCCCATGTTGGATGATGCGATGACGCGCAATGCCATCCTCCATCCCGGCTCTGTCGGCCCCGCCACGCTGGCCATGTTGGAGGCGTCTGATGACCAGTGAACATCTTGTAGCCCACCGTAACCGTGTGGCGAACCTCTTCCTCGGGGGCAAAGAATGCCTCTTCTGGCATTCCCTTGAGGTGGGGATGGATCTCGGCAACCTCGCCAGCATGTGGCGTGCTGAACTCAGCCTGCCTATCCCGCTTCAAGACAGAGCCATGCCCAAGATTGGGCAGTCCGTGCGTATTGAAATCGCCCAGCAACCGATCCTAAAAGGCTGGCTGGAGGCGATCAATACGCGAGGCGATGACCATAGTTTGAGCGTCACCGTCTCGGGTCGTGATCTAGCAGGCGATCTTGTCGATTGCGCCGCCCAAGCCCAAGGGCCGGGGCGGATGGATAAGGTGCGGCTGGAAGCCGTTGTGGGCCATCTCTCGCAACCCTTTGGGTTAGACGTGCAGTCAGTCGTTGATACCGGCCCACCCTTTGAAATGGTGGCCTTTGATACAAGTACCAAAGCCATTGATGTGATTGAACAACAATCACGCCAGCGAGGCGTGTTGGTCACGTCCAACGGATTGGGCCGCCTGCTGCTGACCAAGCCCGGTTCCACCCGTGCTGAAGAAAACCTCATCTATCCCGGCGGGAATGTGCGCGCGATGGAGGCGCGAATCACGCAGCGTTTCTCTGACCATATCGTCAAAGGCCAAGGACGGCCTGTTCATCGTGCTGTCCAGCCTGCCCTCACCGCCGATATGGCTGCGGGCAGTATCACGCCCGTTTCCGGCATGAGCGCGCATGAAGAACGCGCGGTCTGCCAATTTGGCTATTGTCATGATAGCGGCGTGGGCCGGTATCGCCCGCGCGTTTACACGGCCCGCACCATGAGCGGGCAAGCCCCGCAAGCATCACGCTCAGGCGATGATCTCAGCGCCCTGCTCGCCCAATCCCAGCGGGTGCAGAAGCCGGGCTATCGTCAGGCCCGCGCCCCTCAGCGCCCTGAAGCACCACCGCGCACCAAAGACCAGCCCTATTCGCTCGACGACCAAGCCGCGTGGCGGATGCGCACCTCACGCGCTGGCGCTACGACTTTTACCTACACCGTGCCCAGCCTCACCAACACGCAAGGGGTTTTATGGCGACCTAATCAGATCGTCCATGTGCGAGACCGTGTGAATGGACTTGATGGCGATATGTTGATCGCGGGCATTACATGGTCGATCAACGACCATGAGATGAGCACCAAGCTCTCGGTGGTGCCGCCTGATGCCTATGACCTCACCGGCCAAGCCGACCGCACGCCCCATCATGGGCGCTCGGTCAGACGAGGCGGTCTCATAAGGAGGCGTCATTAATGCCCGGTATCCCTCCCGTTGTCATACGCGGCCTTCTCGAAGAGGTAGGCCCGCTTCTCTCTAAAATAAGCAGCCTCTTCAGACGCGGTGTCGTCAAAACCATTGAGGACCGCAGAACACGGCAAGTCATTTCAGCAGTTATCAGTGCCGGTGAGCACCGCGTGGACGTGCCAGTGCATCAACCGTTCGGTTTTAACTCCCACGCGCCCCTTGATGGCGCGGTCACTCATGTGCTGCAAAATAGCGCAGACCCCGCTGATCTGGTCGCGCTCATGCCCTCTAACCCCGCTTCGATGCGCATGGGGGGCCTGCGCGAGGGTGAAAGCATCCTCTATGATAGTGCAGGCCAGAAGCTGCATTTCCAGAATGGCCGCGTGGTGGCCGTGGATGCCACTGAGGGCATGGTCATCAACCAAAAAGGACAGCCGCTGCTGACCCTCAGCGAGCAAGGCCATGTGTTCTATGGTGACCTCTACGTTAAAGGCCATATCTACGCGGATGAAGATGTCACCGGTGGCGGCGTATCCCTCAATGAACACGCTCATGACGGCGTAAAAAAAGGCGAAGAAGACACCGGAAAACCGGGTGGCGGCAATAAACCGCCAGAGCCCCCTAAGCCGCCAGAGCCTGAGCCACCTGAAGAACTGCCTCCCTGGAGGGAAACGGAAGATACGTTTATTGGGAAAAGGGGAACTAGCAACGATATTCGTATTATGCCTGCAAGTGGTGACCCTAAAATAGCCGCTGAAACATTTTTCCAAAAAATCGTAAAATGGCTTGCGAAAAACGGCAATAAGCTAACAGGAATGTACCCTATTTTTTCAACGAAAAACGGCGTAAGAACTCAAACGGGTGAAATAGGTAAATTCTCAGATGGTACAGTGGCTACATTACGTCCTGAATCAGGAAGATTTACTCCTGATGGTTGGTATAATATAGACATCGGTGGTAATGCTGACGTTAATAGCTCTTTACAAGAAAAGAGCAACCTAAAAATAAAATTCCCTCTAAAATAGTCAAACAGTGGAAAGGAAAAGTACAATGCTATTCGACAAAGATTTTATATATTTCTATCAAAATCCCCTTCTCTTTATGAAAGATGAAGGCGAAGATTTCATGTTTGCTCTTGCTGGTTGGCCAAATGGTGAAGATGACCTCGATTGGTATAGTAAAGCACTAGATAGTATTGTGCGCTTAGAAATTTCAGGTTTAATAACGAGTGAAAACAAGACAGAAGATGTACTCAATAGCTTAGCTCATACAACCAATCAAACAGAATGGATGTGTTACCTTTTTGATCTGACTTCTACAGGAAGAAACCTACTAAAGCAGCTTCATATTCCCGATCACGCCCGGGATAAACACTATCTCCTCCCCGGCCTCCGTGAAGCGCTGAGCCGTATTTTTGATGAACATGGCGTGGGGTTTGATGCGGAGTTGCCTTATAAAATGCGGCTCCCCGGCTGATTAAGCTGAGACCTATCAGCTATTCTCGAAAGCTCCTCTTGCGTCGGTTTAGGACGGCGGTTTTTTCAGCCTCCACCCCCTTGCCGAGGAGGAGCTTGAGCGCTTTCGCTCGTCCAATGCCCTTCTGCGCGGCCCATAGGTCTAACTCCTTTAACATGGGCCGAGGCACCCAATGCTCTAGGTCAGCATCGTCCTGCTTACCCAAAAGCCGACCTAAAAAGCCTATGTCAGTCCTTCTATTACGAGGGTCACATCTTGCGGCTTCTAAGAGTTCGGCACCACTCGGGCCCCATGTCTTCACCATCATACCTCTCCTAAACGACATTAAAATCCCATTCTAACAGCATTTGAAGCCCCGTTTCGGGGTATCATCTGAAGCCATGAAAGTTTCTTGAGGCTTTCTCTACAGTGTCTGTATGACACGACGTTCTCTCTTTTCCACTATTGCTGTCGCGCCTAACTCTGAAGGACGCGCTGACTTAGTCCTCACCCCCGCCGGGGGTGGTATGGGGCGCGTGTCGTTTGATCACACGCTGGCCTCACCATTACTACTGGCTCTGAGTGCTGACCGTCGGGCGGCTCCTGATGATGGGCTGCCACCTCTTCTCACCGCCCCTACCGGAACCGTGATGCCCTTTGGAGCAAAGCGCGGTTGGGTGGGTGATGTTCTCCTGACCGATGGGCAGCGGCTGGGCTCTAAGCTCTGGCTGCTCGAGCGGGCTAAGCGTTCCGACGCCACGCGGCTGGACGCTGAAGATTACGCCCATGAGGCGGTTGCCGCCATTGGTGCTTATCACAACGTGGACCTCACCATTGAGGCCGCGTGGCAGCCTGCCACGACAGGGAGCAAGAACGCGCTGACCGTGCGTGTGTCTGCCGGTGACAGTTCCGTCTTCCAGAAGGTGCCGACGCTATGAGCGCTGTTCCTCCTTCCTCCACTCACAACAGAGAAAGCCACGTAGTCGCGATGCACAATGTCACCCTTGCACGCAGTGCTTACGCCAAGACGATCCATCTGCCTTCCTTCCACATGCGGGGCCGGGAACATGCGTCGCGGGGAGGCTTCCCCATGACGGGCGTCCTCTCAAGTGCCCACGTTCTCAGGCACAAAGAGCGAACATTATGAGCCTCTCCATCCCCACGCCGCATGAGTTGGCCACGCGTCTGGCCACGTCTCTCGCCCAGCAAAGCTTCACCGCTTCTGATGGCTCAACCGTCAGGCTGGATGCCACAGCACCGGGCACCTTTGAACAAGTACTCTCTGTGGTCTTGGGCTTAGCGGATTATGAGACCTATCTCTTCCTTCAAGGCCGCGCGCTGGAGTTTCTGCCCTCAACGGCCACCGTCGGCCCCGGTGGGCTTTTACCCCAGCACGCCGATATTTGGGGCGTGCCGCGTGTGGGGCCGCAAGCCGCTCTTGGACGCGTCGTCATCAGCGCGACGCAAGAGGTTAGCGTGCCGCAAGGGGCCTTGCTGACCGTTGATGGCTCTGTCCAATGGGCGCTTAATAACGCAGTGGTCCTTCCCGCCAATGGCGCGGTTTCTGCGGCGGTGAGCTGCACCAGCACAGGCACGGCGGGCAATTGCGCGGCCAATACGCCCCTCACTCTTGTCGCTCCGATGGTGGGCATCAGCAGCGTTGTGGTCGATCAAGACGGGCTGGCTGGGGGCGCAGAGAGCGAGCCTGTGGAAAGCTGGCGGTCACGCATCATTGATAAAATCCGTAACCCCTATAATGGCGGCACCGTGCAGGATTATCGTGCCTGGGCGTTGAGCGCGGGGGCATCGTTGGTTCATGTCGTGCCGTCTTACACAGGCGCAGGCACGGTGGGCATTATCATTGCGATGAGTGGCCCCCGTGTTCCGACACGTGAAGAAATCGCCCGTGTGCAGTCCTATATTGATGAACGCCGCCCGGTGCGCGGCAATGCGACCGTCTATGGGGCGAGCTTTGTCATCCAAACCCCCACGGTGCGGCTAGGGTTGGATAATCAGCCCAATCGACAAAAAGTGCAGGCAGCCTTGGCCGCCATCATCAACGGCGTGGGCATTGGCGGCACTTTGTATGTCGAAGCCCTCCAAGCCGCTCTCTTTGACACGGTCGGGGCGCAATCGGTTTTGCTTAATCCCGGTGCAGACATGGCCTTTGCCGCTAATGAACTGCCTGTCATGGGCGACATTCAGTGGGAAGACGGCACGCCATGACGGTCATGAACGCCCCACGGTCAGCCCCCGAGATTGCCCGCCAATGGCGTGAGGAACTCATGCCACGCGGCTCCGCTCTCGGTGGGCCGAATATCAGCGCCCTCATGGCCGCTCTCGCAGACCCTCGGGAAACGCTGGAAGGCAACATTGCCTCCGTCTGCCGAGAAATCTGCCCCGCTGATGCGCAGGCCCTCTTAGCGGGCTATCGCGACCTTCTCGGCCCTGATCCGCTCGGGCGTGACGAAGGGGCGCTGAGTGAGACGGAGTGGCGCACGATCCTCCAACAACGCTGGACGGCGCGAGGTGATCAACGCTCTGCTTTTTATGTCGCACTCGCCAAAGACTGGGGCATCGACATCACGATTGAGGAGCCTGATCCGCCGATCTGTGGTGCTGTCAGCTGTGGTGCGTCTGAGTGCGGCAATGAGGCGTTACGGTTTATTTGGGTCGTCCATCTTCCCTCCGGCATTACGCAGGCCATCTGCGGTGTGGCCGTGTGTGGAACCGTTGAGGCGGCTCAGAACGACAGCAACCACTATGCCAAGCTACAGGCCGTGTTCCGCGCGCTGAAGCCTGCCGATACCGAGGTATATTTCATCCATGAAGGAGACTGGATTAATGGCTAATCCCAACTGGCCGAGCTTCCCCGGCGTGCCGAATATGAGCTTAGATGGCGATGGACGCCCCCAAGCCCAAGACCTCATTCCCGGCAAGCAGCTCGGCACGCCACTCAATGCGGCGTTCTTTAACCCGATATTAGGCAAGGTTTGCGATCTAAGCGACCAAATTGACGCTGAAAATAATGCGGCCATATCTGGTACTCTTGACCTCGCACCAGGCGACCATCAAGGGCTAGGGCTGCATACACAAGGCGGCTCCAATGCTGTTCTTTACAATGACGGGGTTAATGGCTGGCGCCCTCTCGCTTTGAACGCTGACCTGCAAGCTGAAAGCCAACGTGCTCAGGCGGCTGAAAGCCAGCTTGTGCTGGGCACAAAGGGGCTGGATGACTATAGCCTCAAAGTTACGGGCATTAAGTCGCAATATTCAGATACCTCTAAGAATAACCCGATCGGTATTGAGTATATGGATGACGCGGGCGTGTTTCAGCTCGCCATCACGCGCGATTTTGCTGATACGCTTTACGCTTCCCAATCTGCGCTGCAAGCTGAAACACAGCGCGCTCAAACCGCTGAAGGCCAACTTGTGCTGGGGACGCAGGGGGTGGATGATTACAGCCTGCGCATCACCGGCATTAAGTCGCAATATTCTGACACCGCTAAAAAGAACCCGGTCGGCATTGAATATATGGATGATGCAGGCCTGTATCAGCTCGCCATCACACGCGATTATGCCGATACGCTCTATGCGTCTCGCTCTGACCTTCAGAACGCGGCGTCCCAGGCTGTCTCTGGTACGCTTGGCCTCGCATCAGGCGACCAACCAGGGATCGGCCTGCATACGCAAGGCGGCTCCAATGCCGTGCTCTATAATGACAGCGCCAATGGCTGGCGTTATCTCGTCGTCGGTGAAGGAAACAACACAGACGGGGCCGTTCGTGCTGCTGTCTTCTCAGCAGGAGCTAATGGCGACCGCTCCTCTCCGACCTTCATTGACGGCGATGGCCATTATATCGGCCTCTTGCCGGCTCAAAACCCTGTCGTAAACGGGGCGCTCAAGACAGACACCATCGCTTCCGCTAGTGGGGCCGCTGTGAGCGTGAGTTATGACGGCGGGGGCCGCGTGGCCTTCCAAAATGACGGGAACTTCGTGGGGTATAGTTCCAGCGGCGGCGTCAACTTTGCGCTTGGAAGCAGCTCGTGCACCCTCAATGGCCCGCTCATGATTAATAATAATGGTGGGTCGCTTGGACTGAACCCCAATACCACGTTCAATGGTCAGATGCGCGGCCAAATAAGCTGGGGTGGACGGTCATGGTATCCCGGTGGGGATGGCCTGATTATGGTCGATAACGGGAATATTTTAGCTGAGGCCATATCGCCAACCCTCACCTATCGTTTCACCCTACAGGTTGTGCATGGGTCTCGCCTCGTTTGGCCGCGCCAGTTTGCCGACGACAATGTGCAAATAGCAGGTATGGCTAAAGATGGGAGCACCGATAATGTGCACATCCTTAATTTATTCAGCGTTGATCGCTATGGCGCCGTTGTTAGCCTCAATGTTTGGAATGGAAGCGGTTTAATTAATGAAACCGCCTCAACAACCGCAACCTTTATTGTGACAGGAAGCCCATTATGAGCAGAAATATTTACTACGCCGTTGTCCAAGCTGGGCAAGACGCCAATAAGCCACGCGAGATTATCGGATGGGCCAATATTGAAGTGCCAGAAGGCCGCGAATACGTGCTTATGTCCAATATGGACGACGCCCATTGGCCGCCCGCTCAGCAAGATATGGCCCCTAAAGCACTAGAAAACGGGAAAATCGTACCTTTTACACCGCCCGTTTACACGGCCCCTTTACCCGATCAGGCGAACGCAGCGCTTAACGGTGTCCAGCAAAAAGCAACAATGGTCGCAGCGATGGGTGAGGAATTTGACCCGCGCATGCGCACCTATGTGCAGGCGTTGCGGGCTATTGCCAATGGCTCCGATACCACCAGCACAGAATTGCCCACCGCGCCTGATGATGTGACGGCGTAAGCATGGTGAGCCCACTCGACGTCCTCAGCCTACTCAAGGACTACGAGGGGATTTTCATGACCGTTGGCGGCGGCGTGCTGGGTTGGTGGGGTCAGATCGCTAAAAACCGCCTTCAGCGCCAACGTAACGAGATTGATGCCGACGGATTAGACAATGAACAGCTCAAGCTCGCTCTTGAACGTGAGCGGTTCTTAACCGACCAGCTCAACCTCTTTGACGCAGGTTACGCCATGCTGTGGGAGAGGCTTTATGACCGTGAAAACGTCATTAAAGACTACCATTCAGCGGCCTTATCTGCACAGCGGCAGGTGCATGCGCTCGAGATCCGCCTTGATGTGCCGCTAACGCCCTTCCCCGACCTTCCAGAATTTCCGCCTAACGATGCCACGTCATGGGCCGCTCAGAACGCGCCCAAGCCCCATAATGGAGACCATCATGACAACTGACACTCAAAAACCCAGCACGCCCAGCAGCACTATAGGTGGGCGGAAAACGCCTGCTCGCCAAGAAGATCATCACTCGCCAGAAAAAGATTGATCACCGTGGTTATGTAAAGATTGTTGTATATATGGGCTGCGTCTTTGGACATATTTCACTACTAACTGACAAGCTGATCCGAGTTTGAGCAGCTCACCAAGGTCAGCTCAGAAACATTGACTGATCTGGAGCGAGCTGCACGCTTTCTTTACCTCCAGCGCACAATGTTTGGTGGTAAAAGTGCTGGCAATTTTGGTGTGACACGCACAGCCTCTACACGATCTGACCTCATGAAGTTCGTCTCCATTCTGGAAAATATTTATGATCGCTTCAACCGAGTTGTAATCTAATGTTTACCTGAGCAAGAGGTCGTTCAGCGCTATGATGGACCTGACACGCTCTTTTATCTCGATCCGCCTTATTATGGGGACGGAGGATTACTACCAAGCCACATTCAAGCGCGACGAAGTTTGA